GAACTACTAGAACTACTATACTCTTCAGAGCTTGAACTACTTTCTGAACTACTTGAACTAGAACTACTTGAACTATACTCTTCAGAACTACTTGAACTAGAACTTGAAGAACTGCTTGAACTTTCATTAATGTCTTCAAATTCAAGCCCCTGTTCCATCCACTTTACATAAACTTCTAGATGCAATAACCTAGAATCATCAACAATTGGGTCTAAATCTTCATAATTAGTAATTTCATAATATTTATCATCAACACTTATAGCACTATCATATGAAAGAAAACCAAATACAGACGACATACAATAAATACGATGAGTTGCATATGTATTATCTCTACCTAAGGATTCACTTCTTCCTCTAGATAACTCTTCTATGCGACAAGGGAAAGATGTTATATTTGTCCAAGTGGTTCTATCCCCACCCATTGAATCAATAGATACATATGGCTCATACAAATAAGCTGTGTCTAATAATAAATGTAAAATACTCATTAAATATCTCCATAACTACCAGAAGAACTTGAACTATCCGATTGACATGCTTCATTTACAATCACTCCTGCTGGTGATGTGCCACTATAGACTTCCCATGAGTCAGTAAATGGAGATGATGCGTAATTAATATACAATGGGAAATTAAATCCTGAACCAAGTATTACCCAAACATTATAAAGTGTTTCTCCATCTCCATTAATTTCATTATAATAAATTAGAAATTTAAAGTCACCACCTTGCGTTTTTTCAAAAGCTGGTTCTCCGCTAATAATATCAAACAAATCGTACTCTCCATTGACCAGTTCAGACCCAAAACCACTTAAGCAGATAGTTTCTTCATTACTCCAGCTACTAAAAGAACTGGAACTACTAGAAGAACTATATTCCTCAGAACTACTTGAGCTTTCATCTACTTCTCCATACTCAATTCCCTGCTCCATAAATTTAACATACAATTCAATATGCCTTACTCTTGAATTAGAAATGATAGGAGAAAGGTTTTCATAATTAATTATCTCATAGGTCTTATAGTTGTCATTAGACCTATTTTTAATTGAAATGACGCTATCTAATGACAAAGAAGTTAAAACAGTTGGCATGCAGTAAATTCTATGAGTTGCTTCTGTATTATCTCTGCCCAATGATTCAAAACGATTCCTTTTAAGTTCTTCTATACGACAAGGAACAGAATCAATTAATGACCATACAGTAGAATCGCCTCCCATTGAATCAACACCAATAACAGGTTTGTATATTGACATCGTACTCTTTAAAAAATGTAAGATACTCATACATTCTCCTTTATTTAAGATTAATAGAAAGAAATATCAACTTTTTTATATCTATCCAATTGCTCTTTGTATCTTTCAATCAGCCCATAAATATAAGTTCCTTGAATTGCCTTGTCATAATCCCAGTTGGCTATTTCCGCATTGCCTAATTTCTCTCTCTGATAATTTAAATCTATGCCACTTCCAGCATCTTGACTCGTTATATCTTTTATCATCCTATTGCAAACGTCCACAATTGCTCTAGGAAGCGTCCCATAGCTTGTGGTAGTAGGTAGTTCATATCCTGCCGTATACTTGCACATGAGGCTATTTGACGCTATTCTGACCCTATTAGAAAGTATAATCTCTCTATTAGCTTCTAATGTATAATCTAGTTGACTCGTTTTATCTGCTCCCCATAGAACAATCTGAAGGTTTTCTCCACCTTGTTCTGTTTTAAGTGACAATAAAGTAGCCAAAGACATTGAAGCATAATTAGAATCAACATTTGTAGTATAGGTAAATGACCAAGCATCTAATTGGGTCGTTATTGCGTCTATTAAAGCCTGTAAATCGGCATAGTCTGAAACAGTTAGGGTTAGTTCATCTTCGCCAAAATCAAGAGTCATATCAACATAATATTCTAATGCATCATCTTGTCTATATGTAATCCCCAATATAGCATCTGAATTGGTAATGTTAATTTCTGCCCAATTAGTTTGATTCCCTAAAACCCCATAAACCTTAGTAACAGGATATTCATTTAAAATTAATACATTATCATCTGAACTTGGATGCCACTCTATTCTTGTTTTTGTTTCTAAATCACGAAGTAAATAATCTTCTATAATTGGTGAAACATTTGCAATATATGTGTCAATTTGAGTATCAGTTAAAGTTGTACTAGGATACTGTAGTTTATATATCTCTTTAGTTGTAAGTAAGCTCATATTTCTCTCCTTAATGTTGAATAAAAGGGACAGAGGCTAGACCAAAAGGAGGAAAGGAATAACATGCCCCATGAAAATTATTCAATGTTTCAATTATATAGAAGATGAACTTGACTCGCTATATCCATCACTTGAACTAGAACTTGACTCACTATAATCTTCTGAGCTAGAACTAGATGAACTAGATGAACTAGAACTTGATGAACTAGAACTTGAAGTACTCTGTTCCCATTCCTCTGAGCTTTCCTCTTCCTCTTCCATAGTATCTAGAGCAACAAATGGAGCAACTTCTGAACCATCTTCTAGAGTCATAGTTGATGCCCAAATAGGCGCTCCACTAACTCTTGCTGTAAGTCTAATCTTGCTTTGGTCTGTATCAAACAATACATGCTCTGAAACATCTCTGCGTAATTCCTTCTGAATAACTAAATATTGGGAGAAATCACCTAAAAGCATACAATCAGCATTACCAGCAGGAAGAACCTTAACTGGATAACCATGTAGATATGCTTGTTTACCTTCATAAGAAATAGCAGAAGTATTTGCATTTCCTGAAGTTTCAAGTACTAATTCTGCCCAAATGTTCTGAGAAAATACCCAAATAGCATTCTCTCCACCATAGTAAGAACCAAGGAATGTTGCGGCTGTTGCACTTAATGTAGCTCCTTCTGCAACATAAATAGTAGCGTTATCTCCAGTTCCTACAACACCATTACAAGTGAATGCGCCATTACCATAAATAATTCCACGGTCAATCTGATATTTAACTGCATTTCCACCAACATGATTAACATATGTAGGAAGCAAATCAACATCTTCAGCTATTTCGTTAGTTATAGGAATCTTAACTGCTAATTTACGAAGTCTAAGGGTTACTGTATCAAATAGAATTTTAGAGTCTATAATGTTCTCGCCTTCTTCTACCCAATATGCTTCTGCTCCCCAAAATGTACCATCAATTACAGAACCAGTATTATATCTAGGAAGTGTGATACCACTATTGGCTACATTTGATTTAATACATTGTTCATATACTGAGCCTGTCATAAAATCAGGAGCCAATATATCTACTACAGGTTGGTCTACAATAGAACCACCATCAGCACTAACTGTTTCATTCTGTCCAACTAAAGCTTTAAAAATAGCTTCTTTCTTTTCTTTTTTCATTTTATTCCTCTTGTTTTGCCTTTTGTTTGGCGGGTTTATAAAAAAAGAGGGGACAGGGATAAGCCCCATCCCCTCTTTATATATTGTTTTACACTCTATTACGAGTCATTACCGAAGACCAATGGTGCAACTGTACGACCATCTTTCAATGTCATAGTAACACATTTAGTTGGCATACCTGCAACTCTCCATACCCAACGGAATGCTTCTTGTGAGCTGTCAAAGTAAAGGTGCATTGAGCGAGCCTGTTTAACTCCACCCTTTGTTCCAAGTACATAACCAGCAGACCAATCACAGAAACCGATTGTGCCACTTTCCCCATTTAAACCTAACATGCAGTTAACGATATTTACAGGGCGACCTAAAAGTGTACCGAAAGGAGATACAGCATAGTTAGGTGTGATTACAGGACCACCAGAAGTGGATTCTTGCTGATTAAGGTTTTCATAAACTGCGCCACTCATATACCATTCAGCCTGAGCAGGAGCAATTTGAGCCATATAAAGCTCGTGAATTTCTGCAATAGTAGGATTAGATGCGTCTGCAAGCGTTACAGCAACAGAACCAGCATGTCCAACAGAAGCAGTCAATAGCGAATCAGTTCCATAAAGGATTTCATCATCAGCCTTAAGACCAAATGCTTTACCAACATCATTCTGAGTATCAGCGATTAGACCATGAGCGTCATCTTCCATAATTTCATCACTAAAAGGAATCATTGCAGTAAGTTTATTAACAGCAACCTGAGTGTTCTTGAAAGCTCTCTTGGTTGGGCTAATAACTCCACCTTCAGCAGTAACAGAAAGAACTACGCCATTATAATCAGCAGGAGTACCACTTGATTCATCAAGCTGTTTAACTTCTAGAGCATTACGGTTCTTACCAACAGCTCTTTTAGATACTTTAGGAAGAATCTGACCTGTTTCAATAGCATTCTTCATGATACCTTGAACGATTTCCTCATCTACCAAAGCTCCACCATCAGCGGCTACCAATTCCCCTTGACCCTGAATAGCCTTCTGGTCTGCTTCAGAATAAATACCAGTTTTTGCAGCTTTAGCCAAACGGAACGAACGAACCATTTTAGCTTCAGGTGACAACTTAACGTCTTTTACTTCAATACTCATAACTTCTTTCTCCTCACTTACGGTTAAATCAACCTTCTTCTCAATAACAACTTCTTCTTCAACCTCAGTCTCTTCAACTTCAGCTTCTTTAGTTTCAACAACTTCAATTTCTTTTTCAATAAACAGTTCAGCTTTCTTTTCATCAATCAACTGTTTAGCAAAATCTTCGCCTACTTTAACAGTTGAATCAGCCTTGAATGACTTGCCATCTACTTCAATATCCATTAACAATTTCAATTTCATATTTCTCTCCATTTTTTGTTTAAAATGTGTAATAATTTTAAAATAACGTATCAATCCAATAGGGTATGATGTTATCTATCCATCTATAATACACTTCAACTATATATCCAATCTCTATAATCTAACCAACTGCCCTTTTCTAGTCATCTCTTTGATTTCTTGAATCTGTTTTTTAGTATAGATAGGGGTAATCTCTTTATTAATTTCTTTTACTTCTTCTATGGTTCTATCAATGACCAATTCAATAGAGGTGTCAATTTCTTTTACTTCAACAAATTCTTCAACTACTTCTATTTCTTCGGGCAATTCTACTGTTACTTCTGCCATATTGTCTGCCGTAGTTTCTTCAGTGTTAATGCCATATTTCTTTAAAATATCATAATCTTCTGTATTAAGCGATTTAACATCTGAAATAGTAGAATCTTGGTTATCAGCGATATTAACAACTGACACTTCAAGAAGTAATGATTTAGTTATAATTCTTTCTGCATCACCTTTATATTCTTTATATTTCTTCTTCAATACCTTATTAAGCTCTTCAAATCCACTTTGCCCCTTACGTAAAGCTTCTAGAGGAAGGAATCCAATACTATGTTGCTTGATATAGCCGCCCTTAACTAACTTATAAATAGTTTCAGCTTCGGCATATTCTTCTACGGCATATTTTACAGTAACTTTTAGCCCCATTTCATCTCTACGCAGTTTAGTTGCCTTTCCTATCGGCGGTCTACTTTGAAGGTGCTGATAAAAAATGATTGGGTTCTTCTTAAAAATAGACAAATTAATGCCCTCAGGAATAACTATATCACCACTAAAATCAAGAGTTCTCATTGAGGCATAACCTGTTGATTCATAACTGTCTGCTTCTACTTCTTCTATAGTATTGCCACTTACACGCTTAATAACCATTTCATTTGGCTCTAATTCACATGTACTTAATTCAGAATCAATTTCTTTCTTTAGTTCAGGGTCTAAGTACTTATAATAATCATTAAAGTTAATCTCTTTTTTCATAATTTATTCTCCTATCTTCCCAAGTCCTAGCATAGCACGACTCT